TCCCCGGTAGTAGATGACGACTGTCGGGGCAGTCCCCGTATCCGTAACGTAGGCGTAGGTTTTGAACACGATGCGGCTGCCCGCCGCAGGCGTGTAGTCCGCCGCCAGGACCATATCCGGGCGATAGATGGCCTTCGAGGTGACCCGCTGCGAGTATGACGACGTGCCGATCAGCACCTCGCTCCCACCGGACAGCCGCTCGTACATCTCCCAGTAGACTTGCACGGTTTTATTTCCGGCGGTCACCGCTGCCGTGATATCGAGGCTATAGATGCCCCTCAACAGCACCGTGGGCGTCTCAGCCGTCGGCGTGATCCAGCCCTTCACGAACGTCGCGCCACCCGCCAGGGCAGCCGCCGTGATGGTCGTCTCCGCGTCAGCCGAGGGCGTCAGTGAAGTCAGGAAGTAGTTGCCAGCGCCGCCGTCGCTGATACCCGTGTCCGTCGCGAGCGTGTAGTGGCGCGAGCCGAGCGCGGAGGCCACGGCATCGACGTAGGCCTTGCCGGTCAGTTGCTCCCAGGTATCTGTCGCCCGGCACCAGTAGTACTCAGCGGGCGTCACGCCGGAGCGGATGAACAGTTGGCCGAAACTGCACGACGCTGGAAGCGCGGTTCCCCGCGGGCCAACCAGCGCGGCGGCCTTGCCACTGCCGAAAATAGTCTGGGCCGCCATCGGCAGGCACAGGGCGAGGATCAGTATAAGGTGTCGCATGTCAGTGTCCTTTTCCATTCGGGATCATCGGTGTCAGTCCTGACAGGTGAACGTGATGGTAACGCCGCCGCTCTGCGTCACCGGGCTGGCAGCCGTGCCGCTGCGGACGCGCATCCACCTCATGCGATACCAGTCCTGCGGGATCATCACCACGGCCACGTTGCCGGTGCTCGCAGGATATTGGATCGGCGTCGCGTAGAAGTCCACCATCTCCAGGAACGTGCCGCCGTTCGAGCTCGTCTGGAACGTCAGGACGGCACTCGACGCGAACGTGCTCAGCTCCATGCGGGCGATGGTACAACCCTGGAGGTTGACGGGCGCCGACAGGCTGCCAGCGGCGGCGATGGTTGCGGTGACGGTGCGCGGGAACTGAGACGGCACTTGCGCGAGCGACAGGCCGCACAGCAGCGCCGCTGCGAGTGAAACGCGGGCGATGGTTTTCATGGGTATCTCCTGGTTAAATCTTGCGAAGGAACTCTACGAGGTCGGGCCGATACTGCCCCAACTCAGCAGAATATCTCGTCTTGGACTGCCCCGCCGGCCACCGAAGCCGCAGGCGCTTGATGATGTAGTCGGCATCCAAGCCGAGCGAGGTGCTGGTGAAATGCACAGCATCCCCCACGCTCAGCCCGTCGCGGTCGTATGTCACGTTGATGCTCTTCTGCGGGTTGGCAAATCGCTGAGTCTCGACTTGCGCTCGCGCGTTGGCTTCGCCGGCCGTCGTGATCGAGTTGTCGGTGATCGTGCGTTGCAGCGTGCCGTAGGCGGTCACCGAGGCGCTGTCGGTGTACGAGCCGGTGATCGGCGCGGGTTGCGGGAGGCGGTAGGTCACAATAAGCGCGGGGCGCTCTGCGGCGCTACCCTCTGACATCACCACCCACAGCCGATTAATCTGGGACGGGCCAGGGCAGCGGAGGTAGCCGCGGATCCCGGTCGGGCCGGTCTTTGAAACCGTGCTGACGTTCGAGAGCGGATACTCGACGAACTGCCACTGGTTGATGGTCAACCCATTGAGGCTCTGGTATCCAACAGCGTCAGGGTACGCGGGCAACGTGCCGAGGTAGTCGCCCGACTCAATGGGCCAGTTCGCACTGGCGTAATGCTCGAAACCGAGCAGCGTGCCTGGCTCAAAGCCTGCGCTATCTGGCTTCAGGTAGAGCCGCAACTTCGCAGACTCGATCACGGCGTCGTCAGGGATGGATGCCGTGTCGAAGCGAAACAGCATCGTTGTCTGCGAGTACACCGTTCCGCCACTCACCAGGTACTCGAAAGCGACCGGCGTTGTGGCTGTGTCGTTGACCGGCGTCCCGCCCGGTCCCGGAGGCCAGCCGCTCCCAACTGGCCCGTAGTAGCCAGCGAACCCATCGTCGGCACTCACAGCCTGGCCGAAACTCACCGTCACCGCGTCAGGCCGCGGCGCGGTGTAGCCGATCACGCTCACCGTGTTGGCCGGCGCGGAGAACTCCTCCTGATACCCAAAGTCGCTCTGGAGGTAGTACTCCGTGCTCCCACCGTTCGCGTTCTCCGAAAAGTCGAACGGCGCATCGTTCGCGCCGATGGCGTGATATTTCAGGTCGCTGTCGAAGCCCAACCGCCACTCCGCTCCAGTCCGGTCGCAGACTTTCTCGACGCAGGCCCGCAGGCTCTCGTTGGCGAATGTGATGGAGTCCAGCGTCGCGGTGCTCACCACGCCAGTAGTGGTGATGGCCGGGAGGTAGGTAGCGAACAGATCGTCGAGGACATACTTATCCGTCTTCGACGCGTACGCCTTGCTCACCACCATCGCGCCGTCGAGGATGCGGTTGCTGCCCTGGCAGGTGATGCCGTAGCGGAGCGTACCGGGGCTCACGATGCGCGGCTCGACGCGGGAGACGTAGCCGGAGAACAGGGTGGACGGAGTACCCTTCATCGCCAGAACATCATCGATAAGCAGCCGCCCCGTCGTGGCCGACGAAGTCAACTGGAAAAACAGGAGGACGTAGCCCGCGCCGGCCGGGGCCGTCATTGATGTCTCGTACCGGGTCCACGTATCCCCAGTGATAAACACACTAGCCCCGCCGAGGTAGGTTAAAAGATCGGGCGTGCGAAACCCGATATTCATCGTCGCGGGCGGGCCGGTGCCGTTCGTGTTGGTCCGCGCCGAACTGGCCAGCGTAAACAGGTCACCCGGTGCGCATGGTGTCACGAACTTAGCTACAGTCAGGCTCGAATTGGCATCCCGTCGCAGACACCGGACACCGTGGAGCGCGTCCGATGACACAACCGACCAGCCCGTTTCCAGGGTCCACCGACTATCCAGGCCGCTCTGCTCGAATCCAGGGTTAGGGATGACGACGGGCTCAGCCGACCCCCGGATGACCACTGGCTGCTGCGGCGTGGCTGCATAGTTCGACCCGTCGCGCTGTATGTTCAATAGGAGTTCCAGCGACGCGCTAGATGTTCGCCCGTTCGACTCGACACTGATCTCCACCGCGTCCTTGCGGACCACATCCACGAACTCATTGCCGCCGATCAAGACCGACGTGAGGTACATCAGCCGGCCCCCTGTAGCCGCAACTCGGCGGCGACCAGCGCAGCCATTTCGCGGACGAACTCCTGGTTGCCAATGACGTTGCCCTGAATCGTGATATTCGCCCCGCCGCTGTGTCTCAGTTCATTCTTGATCTCTATGAGTTCTCGCCAGATATCGTGGATACGCCACACGTGGCCCTGCACGAGCCCAGCAAGTTCACGATGGATGGCCTCAAGCACCGGGAGGTAGATATTCCCAGGTTGAACTACCACTGGTGCAACAGGCTCAACTACCGCATCGTCAGTAGTCCCGCTACCGGGTAATTTGTCCCTAATTTCTCCCAACACGGCCCAGACATCATGAATGCGCCAGGCATGGTTCGTGATGATCTCCTTGAGTCGGTCCTCGATGCCCACGAGGCCGGGGATGTATTCGTTGAGTTTGTCGAGAATCCAGTAGAGATGGATCTGGCTGTAGCGCACCTCTTTCTCGATGAGGTCGAGGGTCGCGTTCATCGCCATAAATTGAAAATTCCCGATGACGCCAGAGACGGCGGACACAGCGCCCGTAATCATGCCCACCGTACCGGAGATGCCGGCACCCGCAGCCGCACCGGCAGCGCCAGCAGCTCCGCCGGTCGGCGGTGGCGTAGTGATCGGCGGCAGGACTGTCCCCGCTGGCAACCCAGGTACACCACCTACTCCCGGAATAGGGATAGCCCCTGCCGCCGCGCCAACCCCCGCGGCCCCAGCGGCAGCACCGGCCGCCCCAGCGGCAGCCCCCGCCCCGGCACTGCCAAAGATCCCGCTCATCTTGCCGCCCAAAGTGCCGAGCCACGTCCCCACATTATCGAACGATCCCTTTAGCAGCCCATTGATCGTGTTCGTCACGAACCCAGTAATGGCCGTGATCGCAGGCTCAACAAACATACTCGTGACCGCGGTACCAAGGTCGGCCAGGAGTTTCTTGCCTTTCTCGCCCCACGACAGGTCGCCGTCCCAAAGACTCTTAGAAATGTCTTGCGCGAAATTCGTGATGATCGTTGAAACCTGCGTGCTGAACGCTCCCCATTTTGTAGCAATGGGAGATAACCCAGATTCGCCTTCGAGGTCCGTCTTCATTTTGGCGAGCATCGCCAGTTGAGCCGCGGGCACGTCGATTCCGGCTTGCTTTGCCGCGTCCACCTGTGCTTGCAGGGCTTTGTAGACAGCGGTTTTCTTCTCGAAGTCCGTCGCCTGGTCGCTCCCCAGCACCACGTCCCGCGCCGCCGCCGCGTTCGTAGCAACCGCATCGAGATCTGTCTTCGACTTGATGCCGAGTGCGGTGAAAGCATCTTTCAAAATCACCACGTCGCCAGCCGCAGTTGCCAGTGCAGATGACTGCGCGACGATAGCGGTATTCACCGCGCCCATCGGCAGGGCCGACAGGTTGGCGCTGGCCGCCTCGATGGCTGTTGCGGAGGCGTCCCAGGCGAGTTTAAAGGCATTCTGCTCGATCGTCGCGGCCTTGTTCGTGGTGATCAATTTGAAAACTTCGGCCTCGACGTTGATCGTCGTGCCCTTCGCCTTGAACATCGCCGCTTCGAGTTTGTTCGTGGCGGCCTCTTGCTCTTCGACGCTGAGCTTGTTCCAATTGCCGCTTGTTTTGAGTTTGGTAATCGCTTTTTCTAATTCCTCTGCTTCCTTCTTGGTATCCTTGAACCCCAGGAGGCTATAGGCTTTCGCTAGTTCGGCGGCTGCTTCTTTTGCTTTTCTCTTCTCCTCCGCAATTTCTGCCAGCGTCTTCTTGAGCGGCTTGAGCCTGGGCACTAACACCTTGACGGCATCGCCCATCATGGAGTAGGCAGCACCCGCATTCGCCGCTTGGATCTTGGACTCTTTGACCGCTTTGTCCGAGTTGCCAAGCGCATCCAACAATAGCGTCAGCCCCTCGGCTGCGGCAGTGACGACAATCACGAGGCCGTCGAATGCCAGTTTCAAAAATGCAATCGTCCCCTTGACGCTATCAATGTTGCCGATCCAGAGTACAAAGTCCCCGAGCCAACCGACTATTGTCTCAACCGCTGACGCCATCTGCCCAAAATACAGAACCGCCCCATCGACGATCCAATTACCCAATCGCACGAGCGCACCCCAGACGGCATCGACCAAATTGCGGAACGTCTCGAAATTGTCGTAGGCCCATTCCGCAAGTTTCCAGACGGCGAACGCAGCGGCGAGCGCGGCGACCACGATCAGGATGGGGCTGAGTGCCGCGCTAACCGTCGTTGCCAGCGCGGGGAATGCTGCAAATGAGCCAGCTAAGAGTGCCTTCGCCGCCACCAGTTGCCCGATAGCGAACGCAACTTGACCGGCAATCAAAAGCAATGGGCCAAGCGCGGCGACGATGGCGACAAAGGCAAGAACCGCTTTCTGTACCGGGTCAGGTAACCCCGCGAACCAAAGTGCAAACGAGGCAAGCCCATCGGCGGCACCCTTGACTATATTGACGAGTGATGTGATGGACGGGGCGAGAATCTGCCCCACGGCGATACCAGCGGTTTCCACCGACCCGCTCAGTTGCTCCATTGCTCCCTTAAAGCCCTTCTGCATTGTGTCTGCCGTTTTCTTGGCTTCTCCATCGGAGTCAATTAGCCTTTGCGTAAATGACTGAAGTGCTGGGCCGCCACTGTTGACAAGAACCAGCGCAGCCGTCGCAGCCTCGCGTCCGAATATATTGAACGCCTGCTGGGACGACATGCCAGCTTCCCCGAGGGCGGTTAAGATCCCCGGGAATGGGAGCATTGATCCCGATGCGTCCGTCGTTTTGACGCCCAATTCGGCGAGAGATTCCGCTGCGTCACTAGACGGATTTACTAATGACGCGAGCACGGCGCGTAATCCAGTTCCGGCCCGTTCCCCCTCGATCCCGGCATTGCTCAGTAATGCTGTTGCTGCCGCCGCCTCTTCGAAACTCATACCGACCGATTGCGCAATCGGGCCGACATACTCTAACGTCGCTCCAATCGTTTGGACACTTGATGCGCTTGATTTTGAGGCAAGCGCTAGCGCGTCGGCTATATGCGTCGTGTCCTGGACAGTAAGGCCAAACTGCGCTATGGTGGAGGATGCAATTCTGGCTGCGGCCGCAACGGTCATGTTTTCGGTCGCAGCCAGCGATAAAATACCGGGCATCGCTTCATAAATCTGATTTGCCGTAAACCCCTTGGCTGCCAACTCCGCCATGCCCTCAGCCGCTTCCTTTGCGGAAAACTTCGTGTCTGCGCCCAACTGCAAAGCAAGGGCCGAAAGCCCACTCAGACTAGTGCCCGTAATACCCCCCAGTGCAGAGACCCGATTCATTGTTTGTTCAAAGTCCCCAAAAAAACTAAGCGATGCGGCCCCGGCACCGACCAAGGGGAGCGTAATTGCCGCCGATAGTCCCGTGCCGACCGTGGTCAGGCTAGATCCGATTGCGTTAAATCCAGCACTTGCGGTTTTCGC